AATTTCAATGATGTCAAAGAACTCGATTGTCCCCTTTTTGAAGGACTATTTGATTAAATTTTTAACTCGTCCATTTTTATTGGACACTAATGAACCATTATATCAAATACTCTGATTACCAAAATAACATTTTGACCGAAAATTATGACAAAGAAGAAGCACGACCTTTGGCACCACTCCAGTTTTGTATTTTATTAACTTAAGTTTCGCAAGTAAAATGTAGCTTTTCAGGCGGCTGGTGTCAGCCTGTCGAAAGCCAGCTTTACTTGCAAAACTTAAGATCTATAATTAACGAAACCGGTATGGAACCTCGCACACACAATGAAAATCTCTTCCTACTTTTCTATTAAAAGGAAAAAGTTACTTATCTTTATCCACCATTTCAACAGATAAAAGATGAAGAACCAGCCTTGCACCATCCGCCCCCTGCATCCGGAAGAAGCACATCTGCTGCACAACTTCCTTTACGAAGCCATATACCTGCCCGAAGGTACTCCTCCGCCGCCTCGCAGCGTCATCCATCTGCCCAAACTGCAAATCTATATCCAAGACTTCGGCACCCAACCCGACGACCATTGCTTAGTGGCCGAAACCTCGAATAACGTTGTCGGCGCCGTCTGGGTTCGACAGATGAACGATTATGGCCACGTAGACGACCACACCCCCTCACTTGCCATCTCCCTGTACAAGGACTTTCGGGGGCATGGCGTCGGTACCCGCCTGATGAAAGGAATGCTCGACCTACTGTACGGTAAAGGCTACCGGCAAGTATCACTCTCGGTACAGAAAGCCAACCCGGCCGTCCGCCTTTACGCGCGCCTCGGGTTTGAAACCGTAAAAGAGACGGAAGAAGAGTATATCATGATATGTAACTTATCAACCCGTCAGGGGCACTGCATCCCCACAGAAGTTTCTGCTATTAACTACCGCTCCGTCACCTCGGCCGACATACCAGAACTAAAAGAACTCTTCCGCGACACAGTGCTGACAGTTAACTCTCGTGATTATACTGCCGAAGAAGTGGCTGACTGGGCTTCATGCGGAAATCGACCAGGCCGATGGGAAGAACTGCTTGCCACCCTGCACTTCATTGCAGCCTGCGATACTGAAGGCCGCATCGTCGGTTTCACCTCTATCCGCAATGACGGCTATCTACACTCCATGTTCATCCACAAAGACCATCAAGGAGAAGGCATCGCCACCGCTCTGCTACAACAGATAGAAGCTTACGCCAAGGAGCACGGTATCCGCGAAATACCCTCCGAAGTAAGTATCACCGCCCGCCCCTTCTTTGAGCATCGAGGCTATACCGTCGAACGTGAGCAACAGGTACAGGCCAACCGACTACAGCTGACCAACTATGTAATGAGAAAAGTCCTGCCTTCTCCACTGACTACTCAAACTGAGAATAAGCAACAGACTGCACAGCAATCAAACTGCATCACGCCCCGATACCGTCTGCGGCCATGGGAAACATCCGATGCGCCCTCATTGGCAAAATATCTGAATAACAAAAAAATCTGGGATAACTGTCGTGACCGTCTCCCCTTCCCTTATACGGAAGCAGATGCCCGTTCTTTTATCGACCATGCAACAAACCTGCAAGAGCCAAGCGAATATTGCATCGAAATAAACGGTGAAGCCGCCGGCAATATTAGCTTTATGCGGGGAACGGATGTGGAACGTTTCAATGCCGAAGCCGGCTACTGGTTGGCAGAACCCTTCTGGAACCAGGGCATTGCCAGCAAAGCCTTGTACGAAGCCTTGCGACATTATCTGGCTGCGACAGACGTCATCCGCATCTTTGCCAACGTGTATGAAAGCAACATTGCCTCCATGCGGATACTCGAGAAAGTCGGTTTCCGCAAAGTCGGCATTCTCCACAAAGCCTGCTTCAAAAACAATTGCTTTATAAATGCACACTATTTTGAATTGCTGAAAGAAGATTTTGTATGAACATCCAACTTATCACCAACGACAAGAAACGTTTCCTCTCCCTCCTTCTTCTGGCCGACGAACAGGAGTCAATGATCGACCGCTACCTGGAGCGGGGAGAACTCTTCGTCATGCGCAGCATGCAAGAAGCTGAAGTCATTGCCGTAGCAGTTGTGACAAACGAAGGAAATGGCGTATATGAACTGAAAAACCTGGCTGTTACACCTGCCTGCCAGCGAAAAGGATACGGGCGGCAGATGGTGGAATACCTTTGCCGACATTACGCAGACGTATGTCACAGGCTACTCGTCGGCACGGGCGAAAGCAGACAGACAATCGACTTTTACGAGAACTGTGGCTTCACCTACTCACATACTGTCGCCGACTTCTTCACTCTCAACTACGACCACCCGATTGTGGAGGACAGAAAAGAGCTGAAGGACATGATTTATTTTCAGAAGGACTTAACCCTCAACTGCTAAGAAGAATAAATCCGGTGATAATACTTTTCCTCCTACCCTTTTTCTTTCTGCTCCACGAACTGGAAGAAATCCTTATGGTATACCCGTGGGTAAAAAAGAACAGTACCACAATGCAAAAACGCTTCCCTAAGGCCAAACGAATTATCCGAAAAATGGAACAAATAACAAGACCCCATTTTACAATAATTGCTTCTGAAGAACTTCTGATTGTTTCCGCCTGCACGTTTGTGAGCCAGCAGACAAGGGACCTAACGGCATGGTATTGCTGCATGGCCGCATTCAGCGTCCATCTTATCGTCCATATCGCCCAATTTATCGTATAGCGTAGATATATTCCAGCCATTGTATCTACAACATTATGCCTGCCCTACTGCATTTGGGCAATACGCGACACGCACCAGTTCTTTTCCTCACACGAACTGTTTCTCTGCACAATACTGGGAATATTACTTGGCGGAGTGAACTTGATAGGAATGCATGCTATAATATATCGTTATACAAAAAAAGCCCGCAAATATTAATTTTGCAGGCTTTATACGGGGGATAAAACGATTTGTGAGGAAATGAGGGACGAGGGAAACGGCGTAAGTTACTGTGTATGGGAAGATTGAACGAGAAATGAGGATGAGGACGTTCTAAAACGATTTGTGGATTTATGGGGATTTGATGGTGCATTTGAACGGTGAACGACCGTCTTCTAAACGGTAATTGGTGCATGAACATAAAGGAGTGGTCGAAATGGCTTTGTTTGAGGCTCATTTCGGCCACTTTTCTTTTGAGATGAAGCAGAACTACTCTTTACCGCTACGAATGAGGTGAGATTGGCGTATAATGGCTCTACGGGTAAGTTTGACGCCTCCGTCGAGAAGGCCGGCATGCAGTAGCGTGCTTTGTTTAATGCCTATTTCGGCCTCGCTGAGCGTGGTGTAAATGGCGCTGATCGATCCGAAATAATAGTCTTTCTTTTCAAAAATGAGGTGTACGTGTATTACCTTGGTCATAACATGAATATTTGGAAGTATCTAATGCAAATATATTCCAAATAATTAATATATGGAAGTATTTAGGCTTAAAAGTATAGGTGTTTAAGGATTTTGGAGACCGTTTAAAGCCTGATTGGAAAAGCGGCTCTATACGGCCACCGCGGAAATGTTAAAAAACGAGTTGGGGATACGGTTGGGGATATAGTTGGGGATACCCTTTATAAAAATATCATGTAAACATTTATTTAGTTGGGGATACTTTTCGCTTGTTTATTTTGTGCTTTCGGTGTGCCATATTTCCAAAACGAGGCAATTTTTAGGCGTTTTATGCACATTCGAGGGGGGATAATACCACGAAAAGCGATGCTGGCTGCGTTGATGGTTGTTTGTAAATCATTGATATATAGTGTTATTTCGGATTATTGCATTATCTTTGTTGCATGAAACGTGCGTGCGCTGCACATGAAGGCGTGGTGGAGCAGGTGGTAGCTCGCAAGGGTCATAGCCTTGAGGCCACAGGTTCGAGTCCTGTCCACGCAACAAAAGTTTTTTCATGGTTTGTATTGAGTGCTCCCGGGCCACGTCAGTCCCTCCGTCTGTCGGGAAGCAAGCACGCGGAGGTTTTTAAGGTTAATAAAGATGTGCACCCGGCAAGTCGCCGGGTGCTGTTGTTACTTCTTTTTGGGTGTTTTTTTAGGAGGTAATGGTGGATTTTTCATGGTTATATCACCATTCTTAATGTAATAAGGATCTTTGAAAACACATTTAGTTGCTGTTACTTGTTTTTTGTCTTTCATAATGTTTATTTTTTATGATTAATACTATTCTGGCTTATGTTTCACTTGTTCCATTCGCAATTATAGCTGTATGGGAATTAATCATCATAATAAAAATTATCTGGAAAGCTGGAAAAGAATTATTTACCAATTATTAAACTGCGTTAAATCTTATTTCCACGTAACTTCTTGCCTCTTGCTCTCCTTTTTTTAAAGACCTCTTATTAGGATGAATATTTAAAGAATCTTTTAAAGCTTCAATTTTGTCAGTTGAATCCCTCAAGGTATAATACTCTTCAATAAGTTGCCCCTCATCATACTCTTTAAATGTTTTCAAATAGAGGCATTCCAATTTATTGAAATAATGTATATACATACCTCTTAACTTTATCATGTTCATTAATTCCTCATTTGTCGAAGATAGGTTTTTTTGGAAAATAGCAAGAATTTGTAATATAGCCATTATGCCGAAAACAATTGATGGTATATATTCCTCTATACTCGAGCATAATTTCCATAAAGGGAATGTTGATGCACCTATAACAGAGAAAATCATTGTAATGATGTTATAAATTTTACGGTAATCCTGCTTATATGTAGTGTATTCGGCTAAATATTGTTCCCAAAATTTAGCATGCACTAATTCGTACCAAAGTAAATCTTCAATTTTTGGATTTTCAGACATATAAAAATAATTGATGAAATGTCATTTAATTACCACTCATTCTCCCTGTCCGCACTCATCATAATAGCAGTAAGGATTTTATTGAAATACGTCTCTATTTCTTTGACCGATTTGGTGTTCCATAATCTTTTTCCCACATATTGGGCAACATTATCAATCTTATAGTTACCCTCCCAGATGGAAATGATCACGGGAGCATCAACTTTTACTTTCCCGTCTTTGAATTCAAACTGAAGACGATAATTCATACTCACCTTATACTTTCCATGCCGAGTTATTCCTTCCTTATAACCTTCAATCTGCACCATCTTATTTTCAATTCCGTTGACCGAAGTTTTGGGTGTAGCGTATGACTTATTTGCACAAAGAAATACGTTCTCGTACAACTGGGATGCACTCACTCCATCGTATTGCCTGACTATATAATCATGCAAATAGTCCGGAGTGGAAAATGTTGCGTTTGCGCATAGCTTGAAATACTGAATGAATGAGTCTTCCTTCCCTCTTTCTGACGCCTGGGCAGCCGAAACCGGTTTGCTGTCTAAGGCGGGTAATTCTTTCTGGCAAAACGATTGTGCGCATATCAGCGTCGAAAACAGACAAAATGCCAACAATCTCTTTCTAAAGACATTCATAGCCTCAACATTTAATTTCTTATCGTATATCACCAATCGCATTCAAGACCTTTTGCATCTGGTTTTCCAGACGATCGTATTTATCTTCCAGGTCATTGACTTTTTTGTAGTAGGTTTCGTTGATGTTTGGCATCTTGGCACTGATATGCCATTCCGCATGAAGGATGGAATGTATTTCTTCCTCCTGCAGGTTAAAGTTCGGATAGTTGGCCTTATCCACGTTATCGGACATACAGACGATGAAACCGTGCTCATGAAGCCTGTTCTTGACGCGCTTGATATAGGCGCGACCCTCACGGTCGCTGATAACATACACGTGATTGTCCGGCATAAATTCCCACTCACTTTTATCCAGAAGTCTGACAATAACAAAAGAACTGTCCAAAATCGTGGGAGTCATACTTTCGCCCTTTACCCTCACGCAATAGTACTGGCAATTCTTCTTTAACATGACGGACGGCATCCTTATATTATCATAAACCTCCAAATAGCCGGGATTGTCATAGCCTTCGCATCCGGCGGCCACCGATATGTCTACGATGGGCACAGACCGGTCATCATAGTCGCCGTCTGCATCATCACGCGCGGGGATGACGCTTTTTTCCATCTGTCCCCTACCTGTGAGCAACCAATCGAGGTTAATATCGAGATTTCTTGCGATTTTTTCAAGAAAGTCGAACTTTGGCATGGTAGAAGTCCTATACCCTCTTACGTTGGCCTCATTACTTCCTATAATAGAGGCAAATACGGTATTCTTTCCTTCGCCGTATCTATTGACCAACTGAGTTATTCTATCGTGAATAGTTTCGTTCTTATCCATATAAACCTCCATAAAATCGTGAAATATTTCGATTTTTACTTGCTTATATCGAAACTTCTTTCGACATTTGCAACATGTTTAACTGAAACAGCGGTAAATATAGTAATAATTTTAATAGGAACTGATACATGAGACAGAAAATTGAATTGAATGCACAGGGGAAGGCTTTGTTGGCCAAAACCTTCAATGTGACGGTACAGAACGTAAGCCAGGCCCTTTTATTCCATCGAAACAGCGTTCAGGCCTGCCGCATCCGCGAGGCCGCTCTCCAGCATGGCGGGAAGCTCGTGGAAATTCGCGAAGTACCGGCTGCACCGCGCACCGTAAAGATTCTGAACCAGAAAGGCGAAGTGATGCGCGCCGTCGTCGTGGAGGACCACCCGACGCTGTGACGAACTACCTATAGGTAATCGGGCGACTACTACCAAGTAGTTCACCAACTACTACCGGGTAGTTGGCCGACTACCGCCAAATAACCAAAGTGATTAACCCTAAAAACAGGAGGACAGACAATGAAAACATTCAGACGCATACAGAAGATTGCGGCAGCCGTCGGGCTGGTGTACGGATTTTGGATCAGCAACCAGATGGAGGCCACGGGGCAGGACATCCGCACGGGGTTGCTGCTGGTGGCACTGAGCATCGTGGTGCTGCTCGGCATGGTGCTCCCGGGGAAGAACCCCGAGCAGCCTACCCGCCGGAACATCTATGGCGACCGCGTGTCCCGATAAGCAAAAGGCGGACAGGAACCTTCCGGACGGATAACAAAAGTGTGAAATGTCATAGGCCAAACAGATGAATGCTTTCAAGGTATTGGTCGGATGAAAAGATTGGGAAGGCGGCCTGCGGCGGGTTCCGACGCCCCGCTCCGCACAAAAAGAACCGTGAAAAAAGACTGAGATATGGAACTGTATGGTACAACAATCTGCGTGACGTATGATGAGCTGGTGGGCGGAGGCATCCTCAGCCAGCCGAACTACAAACGACTGCTGCGCGAAGGCCGCCTGGAAGTCGTCCAGAAGGGCGGAAACGGGCGCAAGGCTCTGATTGCCTACGCGGGCATGCCGCCTGCCGTGCTGCGCGCCTACAACAGCCGCCATCCGCACGCCAAGGAAGATATGGAAAAGCAACTGAACTGCAAGAAGCTGGAGAACCGGCTGAAGGAAGACCCGAAGGCCACCGCCTTCTTCCGTGACTTCGAGCCGAAGATAAGCCTGGACAGGCAGGAAGCACTGGTACTGAACGCACGGGTGCTGAACGCCATGGCGAGAACCGAGCACGATATGAAGATAGAACACTCGAAGGCGGGCTTTGTACGCCCTCGCCTCGTAAAGGACGGCGTGCTGGCCCTGTGTGCCGACCTGCGCACCCGCTACGGCCACACCCTGCCCCGCAGCGAGGCCCGCCTGTGGGAGAAGTTCACGGCCTACAAGCGCGACGGATACCGCGTGCTGGTGGACGGCAACACGGGCAACCAGAGTGCCCGCAAGGTGGGCCCCACCGCCGGGCGCATCCTGCTCCGCCTGAAGCGCAGCCACTTCCCGCAGTACACCGACCGCCAGATCTTCGACGAATACAACCGCATCGCCGCCGAGAAGGGGCTGCCCGTGATAGCCAGCCCGCAGACAGTCGTCAACTACCTCTACCGCCCGGACGTGAAGCTGTGGTGGTTTGCCGAGGTACACGGGCAGGTGGCCTTCAAGAACGAGTTCATGCCGCAGTTTGACACCCGTCTGCCCAGCCTGCCCAATGCCCTGTGGTACGGCGACGGTACGCGCCTGAACCTCTACTACCGCGCCTACGACGAACGACAGAAGCGCATGGTGGCCCGCACCATCGACGTGTACGAGGTGATGGACGCCTGCACCGAGGTGTTCCTGGGCTGCGCCTTCGGCCCCGAAAACTTCCGCAGCCAGTACGAGGCCTACCGCATGGCTGTGGAGACCTGGAAGGTGAAACCCTACGAAATCGTGACCGACAACCAGGGCGGGCACAAGAAGGAGGAGGCGCGCCAGTTCTTCCGCCGCATCTGCCACCTGCACAAGACCACCATGCCCCACAACGGCCAGTCGAAGAGCATCGAGTCGGCCTTCGGACGCTTCCAGCAACAGGTGCTGCACAAGCTCTACAACTTCACGGGACAGAACATCACCGCCCGCAAGCAGGACAGCCACGCCAACATCGAGCTGATCATGGCCAACATTGCCCAGCTGCCCACGCTGGAGGAGATGAAGCAGCAGTACCTGGCCTGCCGCCGGGAGTGGAACGAAGCGGTTCACCCCACCAGCGAAACGGGCCTCACCCGCCTGGAGCTGCAGACCGGTGCCTGCCACCCCGAAGCCGAACCGATGGACGACTACCAGACGGCGGAAGTGTTCCGCCTGATGTCCAAGGCCAGCGTGAAGTACGGCAAGCACGGGTTCATCTTCGAGATAGACCGAAAGGAGTACCGCTACATGGTATATGGCGACGACGGCCTGGTGGACATGGACTTCCACCTGAGCAACATCGGCAACAGTTTCCGCTACCGCTACGACCCGCACGACATGACCCTCATCGAGCTTTGGCAGGAGACGGCCACCGGACTGAAATACGCCGCCACGGCCACGCCCAAGGTGGCTGTCCACCGAGCCACCGCCGACCGCACCGACGCCGAGAACCGGCACCTCTTCGCCCAGCTGCAGGCCAACCGCCGTGCGCTGGTGGGCCACTACCTCAGCTCCGAAGAGCTGCTGCTGGAGGACTTCCTGGGCGAGGCCGGTTCGCGCCTGGTCATCCCGCGCCCCGTGGGCATCGGGCAGAAGAAGATGGAGGAGTACCGCCGCGAATACGAAGAAGGCCGTCTGCTGCCGCCCGTGGCACAGCCGGACATCGCCCCCTGCGAGCCCGAAGACACCGGCATCGCCTCGCTGGGCGAATACACCAAGGCGGCCAGCAGGCTGACGGATGCGGAGATGTACGAGGACTTCATTTAAATATCAAATATCAAATATCAAATATTAAATATTAATTAAATACCATTCAAACAATGAAAGAACTTACACTGAAAGACAAGGACGCCATCCGCGAGGCGCTGACCGACTACACGCGGAACTACCCCAGCCAGAACCGCGCCGCCGAAAGCATGAAGGGCGTGAGCGCGGCCACCATCAGCCAGGTGGTGAACGGCAAATACCAGAACATCAGCGACGACATGTTTGCCCGCATTGCGCAGCAGATAGGCTACAGCATGGACCGCTGGGCCATCGTCGAGAGCCAGACGTGGCAGCGCATCACCTTTGCCATGACCGACGCCCAGCAGTGGAAGAACGTCAGCTGGGTGGTGGGCGACGCCGGATGCGGCAAGACCACCGCCGCCATCGAGTACCGCCGCACGCACCGCAACGTGTTCTACATCCTCTGCTCCGAGGACATGCGCAAGAGCGACTTCGTGCGCGAGATAGCCAAGCAGGTGGGCGCGCCCACCGACGGCACCAACCTGCGCGACATCCTGGACTATGCCATCTCGATGATCAGCTTCCTGGACCGTCCGCTGCTCATCTTCGACGAAGGCGACAAGCTCACCGACTCGGTGTTCAACTACTTCATCTCCATCTACAACCGCCTGGAGGGGAAAGCGGGCATCATCTTCCTGAGTACCGACTACATCAAGCGGCGCATCGAAGGCGGCCTGCGCTACAACAAGAAGGGCTACAAGGAGATACATTCGCGCATCGGGCGCAAGTTCTTCGACGTGAGCGTTGCCACCGAGCAGGATGTCTATGCCATCTGCGCCGCCAACGGCCTGGACGACCGCAGCGAGGTGAAGCGCGTCCTCGGCGAGGCACGCATGGGCGAGTACGACCTGCGCCGCGTGAAGCGGGTGGTGCATGCCTGCAAACGCATTTTGGAAACCAAGAAAATGAAGGACGAAGCATGAAGAACGGAGAACAGACACAGAAACCGCTGACCTTCCAGCGCAACGCCAAGGGCGTGCAGGAGATGCTGAGCATGAAGTTCGACACGCTGGACTTCGAGGGCGAATGGGCCGAGGCCTTCGGCGCGCCCGAGCGGCGGGGCGTGTGGTTCATCTGGGGCAATACGGGCAACGGCAAGACCTCCTTCGTGATGCAGCTCTGCAAGGAGCTGTGCCGCTTCGGCCGCGTGGCCTACGACAGCCTGGAGGAAGGTGCCTGCCTGACGATGCAGAACACGCTGCGCCGCTTCCGCATGCAGGACGTGAACCGCCGCTTCCTGCTGCTCGACTCCGAGCCGCTGGAGCAGCTGAGCCTGCGCATGGACCGCCGCAAGTCGCCGGACTTCTACGTGATAGACAGCTTCCAATATACCCAGATGACCTATGCCCAGTATATCCGCTTCAAGGAGGCCCACCGCGACAAGCTGCTCATCTTCATCAGCCATGCCGCCGGAAAGAACCCCGACGGGCGCAGTGCCAAGAAGGTGGCCTACGACGCCTCGCTGAAGATCTACGTCGAGGGCTACCGAGCCTTCTCCAAGGGCCGCTTCATCGGTCCCCGCGGCTATTTCGACATCTGGCCGGAAAAGGCGGAGGAGTACCACGGGAAAATGAAGAATGAAGAATGAGGAATTTTCAATTATCAATTATCAATTCTCAACTAAAATGGAACGCACCATCACCCCCCAGCAACTGAAAGCCCTGCACGCCTGGTTCACCCGTGCGGGCTGGGATGCCGACGAGCGGCACGACTTCATCGAAACCATGACCGGCGGCCGCACCCGCAGCACCCGGGAGCTGACCATGCGCGAGGCCTCGGACCTGCTGAAGCGCATCAACACCGACTACGAAGAACGTGTCAAGTCCCTGATGCAGCAGGAAGCCCGCGCCCTGCTGCGGAGCATCTACCACCTGAGCATGCAGATTTCCTTCCTCAACAAAGGCTTTGCCTCGGACACGCCGGAAGACCGAGAGATGAACAAGGCGAAGGTCAACCAGTGGGCCCGGAACAAGACCAAGTACCGCAAGGACATCAGCCGCATGACGGTGAACGAGCTGCGCGACGTGAAGCAGCAGCTCGAGGCGATCGTGAGAAAAGAAGGGAAAAACAATGATTAATGGTAAATGACAAATGGTTAATAGAATGAAGAAAGAAATTATAGAAGACGTATTGAACGCATTGCGCGAGAAGGGCGACCCCGTCAGCCTGGAGCAGTGCCGCGTGATAGAGAACCGGTGGACGGACAGAGAAGTGTTCAGCCACTATTTGTCAGGCAAAAGTGAAGAAGAACGGGACATGAACCTGTATTGGGCCTGCCGCGACGCGGCTCAGTTCGTTCACGGACAACTGGATGTTACCGCGCTGATACCGGAAATGGAAGTCACGCCCTCACAGGATGAAGAGCCGGACAATGAACCGGAAATGGTCACACTCAGCCGTAAGGACTTCAACGAGTTGTTGCGGCGCATCGAGAAGCTGGAGCGGTGGACGGGATTGAAGCGGAGAACAGAGACTGCCCGGCTAAAACCGCTGCCCCAAGGTGCCGACCGTGCCGACTACGTGAACCAGAACGAGGCCTGCCGCCTGCTGGGCATCAGCAAGAGGTCTATGCGCGGCTATGCCGACCGTGGAGAGGTGAAAGCGTGGCAGGACCGCAAGTTTGTGGTATATCTGCGCAAGGACATATTGAAGCTGAAAGCTCAAAAACAACAAGACGTATGCAACGAAGTGACGACCTGATCAGTATCCGCACCCACGAAGAGTGGAAGATACGCCGGAAGATGGAAGAGTGCCGGGAGCGGATGGACTCCCTGCGCCGGTGGCTGCTGGACAACACCTGTGCCCCCGCCGCCGAGTTCGACGAACGGCTGGCCGAATACCACGCCGAAAACTACCGCTACGACGTGCTGCTCAGCCAGCTGAACGCCGGAGAAAACCGTAGAAAACCCATCCCCGACCCCTTGCCCGGACGAAGGGAAAAGAGGAATGAAAAATGAGAAATTATCAATTATAAATTTTCAATCATCAATTTTATTATGAGAACCAAGAAAACCGTACTCCAAGGAGTGACCCGCGAGGCCGCCGAGCAGGCCTTCGCCGAATTTGCAAAGGCAGATGCCCAGTACCAACAACTCACGGCCCGCATGGACCTCGAAGTGACCCGCATCCGCGAGAAGTATGCCGACCAGCTGGCCGGCCTGGCCGACGCGAAGGAACGCAGCTTCGACCTGATGCAGGCCTACGCCACCGAGCACCGTGATGAACTCTTCGCCAAGCGCAAGAGCATCGAAAGCACGCACGGCGTGTTCGGCTTCCGTACCGGCAATCCCAAGCTGAAAAACCTGAAGGGCTTCACCTGGGCAGCCGTCACCAACCTGGCCAAGGAACTGCTTCCCCAGTACATCCGCACCACCGAAGAGCTGGACAAGCAGTCGCTCCTGGCCGACCGCGACAAGCAAGACGTGGCCGAAATGATGCCCCGGATAGGCGTACAGGTAGTACAGGAAGAAACCTTCTTCGTAGAACCCAAGAAAGAGAATGATGAAAGGCAGTCCTGACCAACCCCGCTATGGTTACCGTCGTCGCGGACGCTGCTTCTACATTTACCGTTACACCTACAACGGGAATCTGTGCGTCGGTACCCACATGGACACCAAGCTGACCGAAGAAGAGGCGCGTGACGAAGTGTATCGCCTGAACGGATGGAAAAAGAAGAAATGAAGACATGACACAGCTTACCTGGCACATCCTGCAACCGAACGACAAGCCCCAGTGGCTTGCCGTTCTTGAACGGAACCTCATCAACACCGTTCGCCCCATGAACCTGACGCCCGATCCGCAGAACTGGCGGCACCTGAAGTCCTACATCGACAGCAACATCCAGAGCAGCCGCGAGCGGGGACTGATCCGGGCGGAGAAAATAGAGACCAAACAAGTGACCGATGAAGGGGTGACCGCCATCCACCTCTTCCGGAATAATGTCGTGATGGCGGTAATTAAGTGGGAATAGTTATGAAGAAAGTATATATCAGTGGCGCCATAGCCGGGCTTGACCTGGCCGAGCGCAAGGCCGCATTCAAGGCGGCAGAGAGAGAACTGGCAGAGATGGGCTTTGCCCCCGTGAACCCCTTCGACAACGGCGTGCCCGACGGAGCCCATTGGCGCGTACACATGCGGGCAGACATCGCCCTGCTGGTGCAGTGCGACATGATCTACATGCTGCGGGGCTGGGAGCTCAGCAAGGGCGCGAAGCTGGAGCACGACGTCGCCACTTCGTGCGGCATCAAGGTACTGAAGTACGAATGATCTACCGCGAACCCCGCAACCTCATTGTCCAGGTGGAGGACGGCCTGATGGGCCAGGTCCTCTACTACTGGACCTACTACAACAAGCCGACCAAGCTCCTCATCCTTCGCGCCAACACCGAGGGGCTGACGGCCATCAAACTTTCCATGAACAACGCCGACGCCGGCTCCTTCGTCTTCATCCTCGCCGACCGCCTACACGTGAGGCTCTACGACGCGGACACCAAGCAGCCGGTACAGGTTAAGGAGGTTTTCATGTGAAGCACAAAAAGAGGCAACCCGATGAAGGTTGCCTCTTTTCGTTGGTATCATTTTCGTGGCATCACGAAAATGGTCATTCTCCCGGCTCGCCCAGGTATCGCACGATGGCTTCGTGCTGGAGCGGCGTCAGTGCCCGCTGGCGGGGCTTGAAGTGAAGTTCGGCCAGGCGGGCCTTCAGCTCACTGTTCAGCTCGATCCAGCGGTGCAGCTGCGAGGTGGCGCTGCGGGGCGTACTGCGGGGGAAGTATTGCTGAGCCAGGTCGGAGAAGTAGATAGCGTTCATGTCGTTGTGGGGTTATGGGTTACAGCGGACTTTCTTCCTGGCCGTCGTCACCGGTTCCGCTGTCCGCGCCCGAAGTCAGGGCCTCGCCCTTCTTCGCCACGCGGCGGAACTGGAGGCTGGAGAGGCCGCGGGTGGTGGCGTTGGCCACGGTCTTGCCCGGGCGGTACTGCACCGACACACCGATGATGTTGGCCGATGTGAAGGCTTCTTCCGTGTCCGTGCCTTCGCTCTGAAGCTGGAGCTGGAAGCTGCCCAGATTTTCGGCCTTGACTATCTTTCCGGCCGCCAGGTGGCGGTTCAGCTGTTTGATGAAGGCACGGATGGCGGCCAGCACGTCGGCATCGGTCAGGGTCGTGGAGTAAGAGATGTCTTCGGCAATTTCGTCCAGCGTCACTTCGCCACTGGCCTGCATCTTGGCATAAAACTTCTTGGCAGCATCGGGATTGCCCGGCTCGCTGCTCATTTGTGCTAATGAATAGTTGATCATAGATTAATGGATAATTGAAAGTTGATAATTGATCATTCGTTCTGCCTTTCCGGATTGGCACTGCAAAGGTGCTTCATCGTGCATTTATATTGTTCGATTATGCGGTTTAAGGCGTGTTTTGACGGAAACAATCGTTCTAAATGTTATCTTTGCAACAGAGGTTTAGTTTTTGTCCCATGAATCCGCAGCTCAGTCTCTTCCCCGGCAACGAACTTTCGTACAACGACACAGGCCGACGCAGCAGCCTCCCGCTCAAGCGGAGCGTGGAGAGCCGTGCCGAGCGTATCCGCCTGCGCAACCGTGTGCTGGTGGCCCGCCTGTACTACTGGCAGGAAATCATGCGCCGCCGCGCAGATGACGTAATGATCATCCTCTCGGAGAACGAGTTTTTTGTGGACGAACGAACCATTCAGAACGCGCTGGTTGAGCTGGCAGACTATTACACTGACCTCTGCCGCCGACACGTCACGGCGCGGCAGCTCCAACGAAAATACCCTTCCTTTAAATTTTAATCTACAACCGCTGCCTCGAACGTCATGCGATACACCTTCAGCCCGTCTTCACGCCGTTCAGGCACGCAGGAGATGCGGCTGTAGGGCTGCTGGAAATGGTCGAACCACCGGCCGTGCAATGCGTCCTTCACTTCCTGCAGCACGTCGAAGCGTCGCAGGGCTACGTCGCGCACCTGCCCGGGGGTGCGGCTGTTCAGGGAAGCGCAGTCGTTGAAAGCAATCTGCAAGGTACAGGTCAGTGTGCAGCGTTGTGGGCCGACCGCCATGGCACTGAGGTTGCGGGCCGCCGTGACGGCCACCTCCACCAGGCAGCACGGCCACGCCACGGGCGGGCGGTCTTCGGTATAGTAGTCCAACTGCCCTTCCTGGGCATCGACCCAACGGAGGGACTTCACTTCGGCCAGGGCGGCGAGTACGTCTTCGAGATAAGTCTTTTTCATAATGGAAAATTGAAAGTTGAAAATTGAAAATGAGTTTATGGTAGGATGCTTTTGAACAGGGCTTCCGCTTCCCGTTTCAGGATGCGTTCCAGCTCGGGGCAGGCTCCCAGGAACTGACGCTGGGGGATGCGCATCATCCGCTTGTGTGCCTTTACCTGTACCGTCTTCCCCTTCTTGGTGCGGCGGTCATGGGCGGGAACGACGACGCTGCCCGTGAAGCCTTCGTTGTGAACCCGGGCATAAGGCACCTTGCTGTTTCCCGTCGAAATGACGACCTTCTGCGGAGTGACCCGTGCCACGAGGATGCTGTTAAGCAACGCCCCGCTCCGCACCATCAGCGTGCCCCGTCGGGGCTTATATTTGGGGCTGACAGGCTTCCAGGGCTTGCCGTCGAAGGCTTTCTCGGAAAAACGGGTACGGCTGTATTCGGCGGCTTCTTCGGCCACGAGATCGGGTAGTTTGTTTTCCATCACTTGCTTTATTTTCTGTGCAAGTTCATCGGTTACATTCATATTTCTTTGTTTTTTTGATTGAAAGTCAGTATATTTGTCACTGTTCTGACAATGGACTAGATGGATCCCTACCTTGGTTTGGAGGGGGGCGGCCGCAAGAAATGGAAATACGCAAGGTTCAGTCAGAAAAATTCAAGTTGAGGTGTAACACCGGCTATCCAATCCGGGCGGGCGGGGAACCACGGGATGGCTCCCCTTTACGGCGCGGACGGACGCAAGGATACACCTCAGCGCTTTTTTATTACCAGCAGTCCCCGTCGGCGCATGTCCCATATCTTTTTCTTCATGTAGGCAATGGTTTTCCCCTTCAGGTTGGTCTGCATGACGTACCAGGTCTTCAGCACCAGCTCCTCCCCCTCGATGCGGCAGTTCACCGCCATTACCTCGTCCCGGTAGAACTTCAGCAAGCAATAGGTGTTCAGTTCGTCCGACTTGATTTCGTTGTTGAGCCACACCTCGTCCGGGTGTTGGAGGGTGTCCAGCATGGCATCCCACAAAGCAATGCGGTTGTCACGTCCCTTGGCCGTGGTGTGGCTGAAGAACTGTTCACGGCCTATCACCACCGTGCGACCGTCGTAGTCGGTCAGGCTGATGCGTCCGTCCACGGCATTCTTCTCCCAAAACAGTTCCGCATCGCGTTCCACCACCGGAGGCATGTCGGTCTGTGCCTCCTCCTTCATCTGCTGCACGGTGGGCAGCTTCCAGCGGTCGGCAGTGAGCTTCTTCAGGTAGCTGGCCGAATGTTCGGGGAACTTGCGGATGTACATCTGGTCGGCGGTGAAGATCTGTGCCGTGTCGCAGCGGTTCACGCCCCAACCCTGTGCGGCCAGCTGCTTCCATTCTTTGGTGTCCAGATAGTCAAGTACCCGCCGGCGCATTTTCTCCCAGTCCACTCCTTCCACCTGGTGTGCCATCCGGCCCCGCACGCGGCATCGGCAGTTCCATCCGTTGGGCGGGTATATCTTGTTCCAAAGAGGGTCGCTCTCCGGCAGTATCACTCCATGGAGCTTGCGGTGCTGTTCGCGCACCCGTCCGTCGGCCACGGTGAGATATTCCCAGAAGGGGAAGACCTCTTTTTTGCTCCGCAGACGCCGGTAGTTCTCTGTAGATTCCGCCGTCAGCACCGCCGTGTCGTACTCCGTACGCTGCCAGGTGTCGTTGAACGCCCGGGCCACCTTCTCCGCCTTGCGTCGGAAGTCGTTGTAGCTCTTCGCCTCGCGCAGCAGCCGGTTCAGTTCCTGTACCTCTGCCAGCGTCTTGGCCGCGGAGAAGTGGAACAGATTCGTCTCGAGGGCAGTGCGGAACACGTCGTCCGGGGCATTGTAGGCAAAGCCGGTGTCGAGGTTCTTCACATCGTGTTTGAACGCCGTTTGAACGGCCCGTAAAAAGTAGTCGGTGAAGTAACGGAACAGGTCGGGCGAGAAGAAGTCCTCGCCGTTCCACACCTGCTTCAGCGTGCGCAGGCTGATATCATCCGTGTCACTCATGCGGATTGTTCCAGCCCCGCCCCGAGTCGGGGCCGGAACGAAAAAACGCCTCATGCGCTGCCACCAGTGCAGGTCGGCGTTCCGCACGGGCGGGTCGTCGTCCTCCTCCGGATCCTTGGACGGTTCCTGCGGTGCGGCAGGCTTCTTCCCGTCCGGCCCGGGTTCCTGCGGACGCGATGCCGGGCCCAGCACCGCCTCGCCGTCGGCAGGCTTTGGTATGCCGTATTTGTCGTACGCCCAGTCCTGCGGGATGGGCAGGATGGACGACAGTGTGCTGAGGTCGGTGACGCTGATTTCGTCCTTCTTGTCCACGAAGCCGAAGCGACCGCCCCGTACGGGATAGCCGCGCGCCTCGAGCAGCGGCACCAGGTAGGTGTTGAGCATGCGGATGACGAAGCGGCGGTCGCTGCGGTGCTTCTTCTCCTGCACGGCCAGGTGTACCTGGCTCTGGCTGAGCGAAGCACCGTCGCGGGTGGTCATGGTCTGGCCCAGGATGGTGACGAGGATTTCTTCGTTGCAGGCCGTACGGAAGTCGTTGTAGAGCGCGCCGTTCACGGATCCGCTCATCATGGAGGTCTCGATTTCGCTCTCTTTGGGCACAACGAGGTAGGACGCGCTGCCCGCCGTCTCGAAAGCCTGGATGAGCAGGCGGCGGCTGGCATCGTCCATGCTGTTGTACTTGCCGATGCGCTGCGGCATGCCGAAGAGCTCCACGAACTGCGACCAGTCGCCGAAGCCGCCCCGCTTGTAGATGACGTAAGGGGCTATCTTGAGCAGCAGGCCGAGGTCGTCGTCGCGTCCCCACTGGATGACCATGGGGTCGTCGGCATAGCTGATGCCCTGGCTGTCGCCCAGCTGGCGCACGATGACCTTTTCTTTCGGGCGGATGTTCTTGCGGGGAATGCTGCAGAAGTCGAACGTCGGCAGGAAGGAGAACTCGTCCACCGTGATGCCCCAGAAGCGGCTCCACATGATGTCCTCCAGCAGGCGCTCGAAGGGCAGGCTGTCGATGAGTACCTCCATTGCCTCCACAACGCTGCCGTCCGAGGCGGTGAAGTGGATGTCGCAGTCGGTGATGGCCTCGATGCGTTTGCCGATGGCGTCGGTCACGGTGCCGTCTATCAGCACGTCCTCGTACAGGTCGTAGAGCGGCCAGCGGATGCCGATGTCCGCACTGCGCAGCGCACTCTTCCAAGAGCCGATGTCATTGATGCGGCGCACCACCGGAGCAATGGTCAGGCTTCGGTATATCGGCGTCTCAACCTTTTTGTTTGGGTCCTTTTTCTTCATAATTCTTCATTCTTAATTTTTCATTCTTCATTCAAAAGTGGTGGTCATGCCTGGGGTTGCTGCCATAGTCCAGCCCCTTGCGGCAGAAGGGCGACGCGCATCCGGCCGTTGTCGTGTCGGGCAGTGCGGGCAGGTTGGGATTGTTCCGGTTCTGGTTGTTCTCCAGCCACTCGATGGCCCGGTTGTACCGTTTCTCGCGCAGGTCGAGGTCCACCCCCGCGTTGCAGAGGTTGACGAAGTGCCAGGCGGCGATGTCCTTGATGAAGAGCAGCAGGATGGCGTTGCGCTGATTGCCGGTGGCCGAGAATATCTTACGCGTGTCGTACTTGGTGAGATAACCGCTGGCCTCCTCAATGGCCGCGTCGATGGCGGACAGCATGGCGGCATCGTCGCCCCGGCTGATGGTCTCTATATTTTCCTGGTAGATATGGGTGTACATATCTTCGATTGTCAAGTATGCCATATTAATTGAGAATTGATAATGGATAATTAAAAAATCAAACCTAAAACCTTTTCCTGTTTCCGTTGCGGTGTCCCACCCACACGCTGGTCTTCTCCACCTTCTGCGCCAGCATCTGGCACATGTAGTAGCCGCCTTCCACGGCATCGGGGCCGTCGGCGGGGGCAGGCAGGCCGTCGTCGAAGAGGTTGAACTGTTCCTGCAGGCGGAGCATGTGCGGGTTATCCTTCTCGCGGATGTTGAACACCAGCCGCCCCGCCCGGTGTACAGGCTCCAGGTTGCCCTCGATGCGGGCAAACTTCTCCGGCTTCTTCCGTTCGTCGGGGCTGATGTTGATGTAGAAGCCGCGCTCCTTGCCTTTCTGCAGGAAGATGGGCTTGAACACCTGTTCGTAGAAGGGGTCCTGAAGTGTGTTGTTCTCGATGAAACAGCGGAGCTGGGACCGCTCGCGCACGTATTCGTTCAGGTAATAGTACCAGTTGACGAACTCATCGTTGGTGACGTGCTGCAGGTAGCAGGTATAGACATAGAGCGTGCCTTCGTGCAGACCCAGCAGCACGTTGGCCTTGAACGAGTTCTGCGCGGCTTTCTTGCTGACCTTGTTGCTGTAGGCCGGGTCGCCGTAGCTGACGACGTACTTCAGCTTGTGCAGCGGGGGACATTCGCCCCACTTGATGTCGTTGAAGTAGCGGCCTTCTACCACGGGATTGTTGAAACACTCCTTCTGCGCGCTGGCCATGCTGACCTGTGCCAACACTTCGTCCACCGTCTCTTCGCTGTTCTTCTCCGGCCACACGGACCTCCCGCTCTGGTAGTCGGCCAGCGGGTCTGGACGGTTCACATCTACCATGCGGATGTTGATGATGTCCCAGTGTCCGAGCGGCTTGGGGCGTTCGGACAGCTGGCGCGCCTTGTTCCCGGCACGCACCACGCAGCAGTCGCGGGCGATGATGTTACCCGTCCAGATGGTCAGCAGCGACTCACTGATGGAGCGGGTGAAGTACAGGGCGTTCTCGAACCACTGCCACTTGTTGTTCAGCACCTCGATGTTGCGGCACTCTTCGTCGGTGTCGTAGTCGTCCAGGAGCAGCAGGTCGGGGCGCACCTCGTCGAGCTTCACGCCGCGGGGCGACTGTCCCCAGCCCATGGCCATAAAGGAGGCACGGTTGGTGAGCACGAAATAGTCCTCCGTCCACTTCGGCCCGCGCAGGTCGCCGTAGAAATACTTCAGGCGTTCGTTGGCCTCGATCTGCGCCCGATAGACACCCAGCAGCTTGACGGCCGCGTCGTTGGTGGCCGAGGCCAGAATGATGACGCGCTTGTTGCGGCGGACGATGACCAGGTAGAGCACGATCATCATGACGATGGTACTCTTGGCCAGTTCGCGCGCCCAGGACAGCACCTCGTACCAGTTGCCGTCGCTGTGGCCGATGATGCGCCGGATGGCCTTCTTCTGGAACTCGGCGAACTCGTACTTGGCAAATTTGTAGAACATGAAGCGCATCCACTCCAGCGGACGGGCTTCGAGGTAGCGCAGCTTTTCGGTACGCTCCGCGTCGGTCATGGTGAAGTCCACCGCGGTGTGCGTACGGATGGTGCGGAGGAATTCTTCCCAATCCTCGGCCAGCTGCCTGTTTTTTCCGGTGAGTCGTTGTACAGCCATATCAGCGTAGTTTTTCTTTGATGAATTCGTCAAACCATTCGCTCATCTCCACGGCCTTGGCGGCATCCTTCCTGCGCATCCACGTGAGCATCTGCTTGCTGACGGAGATGATGTCGGCAATGCCGTAGTCACCTTCCAGCTTGCTGATGGCCGAAGCCAGCTTGTTGATGGCGTCGGCCTGGGCGGGTGTGGCATACTTGGTGTCGCTCTCGGCAATGGACTTGTTGATCTGGGCAATCTGGTGATACATGTTGCGTATCTGCTCCTCGCGGGTGGAGGTCACCGCCGCCCGCAGCATCTCCCAGTTTTCGTCCTTGGCCCATCGGGTGATGGTGTTACGGCTTACGCCGACTTTTTCGGCAATATCCTTGTTGTCGGTGTCGCCCTGCAGGTAAAGCAACTTGGCCCAATCCTTTTTCTGTTGATTTGTCAGTTGTGCGGTCATATCTTTTTCCCTTGTTGTTTGCCACAAAGTTAGCCTTCCTGTCCTTAATAAAATAATCGGTTTGTAATGGTTTACAGAAATTTGGAAACCATTGCACGCCCTACGGTAACCGTTACAAACCGATTTGTTTGTCACAATTATATCACAGAAATTTGCAGCAAACAAAAACGAAAACCTATGAGTAAAAAAGCATACACCTTCTGCGTACACGACGACACGGTCAACACCTACGGTTTCCGTATGCTGACCGCGGGGGCCAACTTAGCGGAGTTCGCCAAGAACCCTGTCGTCCTGTACAACCACAACGACTGGGACGCACCCATCGGACGCGGCGAGAACATCCGCAAGGAGGGCGACCGCATCCTGGTGGACATCGTGTTCGACACCGACGATCCGAAGGCCGCCGACATTGCCGGAAAGGTGGAACGCGGTTTCCTGCGCATGTGCAGCGTGGGAGCCTGGGCCGAGGAAGCCAGCGACGACCCCGCCCTGAAGCTGGAGGGACAGACGGGAGCCACCGTAACCCGATGGACCGTGCGCGAGGTGTCGGTCTGCGCCATCGGGGCCAACCACAACGCCCTGGCCATGTACGACCGCCGGAGCGGGCAGCGCATCAACCTGAACGACAACCGTGCCTTGGAAGGCATCATTACTAACATTAATAAACGAGAAGACATGAGTACAATCAGACAATTGCTCAAACTGCAGGACTCCGCATCGGATCAGGCAGTACAGGAAGCGGTAAGCAGCCTGATAGCCCTGCGCGACAGCCTGCAAGCTGAGAACGCCACACTGAAGACCGACAAGCAGACGCTTCAGGCCAAGGTAGATGGCTATGAGAAAAAAGAACGTGAGGCCAACCAGGCAAGAGCCGTGAAGCTGGTGGACGAGGCCGTGAAGGACGGACGCATCGACGCATCGGGCAAGGACGCCTGGCTGAAAGCCTTTGAAGCGGACTTCGCGGGATCGGAAGTGCGCCTGAACAGCATCGCCAAACGTCAGAACATCCACGCCCAGGTGGACCCCGGAAAACCGGCCGCCGGAACAGCGGTGCAGCTGCGCGACATGAGCTTCGGCGACATCCTGAAGGCCGACCGCCTGAAGGAGTTGAAGCAGAACCCAGAACTCTACAAGGAGAAGTTCCGCGAGGCCTACGGCCACGAACCCGCATAATCAATCATCCATTATCCATTTTCAATTATCCATTATCAACATGAAAGCAAAACTTATCATCGGAATTTTGACGGCAGTGCTGTTCAACGCACTGACCAGTCAGGTATTTGCCGGCGCACTGGACGTGTCGCACGGCGCCATGTTCGGCATACAGATGGGCCTGAGCCTTATCCCGCTGCAGGCCAGCGGCTGCCTGCTGGACGGATTGAACAAGGAAATCTGGTTGCCCGGCATCGTCGAGCAGTTCTTCCCGAGCGACAGCTTCGTGAACGAATCGCGCAACCTGGACGCCTGGACGGACAACGGTTTCCTTAACATTCAGGAAGCGGGCGTAAACCCGGATGTCATCGTGGACAATGCCGTGTGGCCCATCCCCATCGTACGCCGTGAGGACATCCCGCACCGGCTGGAGATGAAACGCTTCGACACGGAGAACACCGTACACATCAACGCCATCGAAATCGAGGAGTCGGCAGACAAGCGCAACAGCGTCATCGAGGGACACCGTACCTCGCTGCGCACCAAGTTCGCCCGTATGGCAGGCTTCAACTGGTCACCCACGAAAAACGGCGATTTCACCCCGGTAAACGTCGTATCGACCGGCAATAAGAGTACCATCAACAACACCTACTACGCCTTCAGCTTCGAGCAGCTGCTGCAGCTGGAGACTCAGGCCAACCTGATGGACATGCCTACCGAGGGACGCATCCTGCTGCTGCATCCCTGGCACGCCGCCGATCTGCGCAAACAGGATATGGACATGTACAAAAGCATTTTCAACGGCAACAACATGTTCTCCTTCAAGGTGTACATCACGCCGCTCACGCCACGCTACAACGGCGATACGGGTGTACGTGTGGGCTACGACGACCCAGTGAAATCGACCGACGCCATCGCCTCCACCTTCTACTACCGCGACGCCGTAGGCCGTGCGAAGAGCGACTTCGACATGTACTACCGTCTGCGCGATCCCGAGTACCGGGGCGACGTTATCGGCTTCAACATGCGAGGTCTGGCACTGCCGATTACAGGCAAGTATCTGGGTGCCATCGTGACGAAAAAAGCGTAATACAACGGTTAACGGTTAGCGGTTAGTAAAATTATCACTAACCGTTAACCACTAACCGTTAACCACTAACCATTAATTATCCATTAGTATGAGCTACATCAACACCAAATCCAACCGCAGCTATGACTTTTACGCACCCTACTCGGAAGAGGGCGAACGCTGCCAACGAATTCCTTTCCCCATTGCCGTGAACTGCCTGCCTGAAGACGACACGCACATCAAGCATGAGTGTAACCCGCAGGTGATGACCTTTGGGGCCGACGCTACAGCTGGTACTTTCGAGGTCGAAACCTTGGTACAAGCCGGTTCCATGATGATTGTACGCAACGAGTCGGCCTCCAATGCGCAGACCATCGGAGGCGTGGCGTGTGCAGCTGGGAAGGTGACCACCCTGATGTGGGACGGAAACGGTTACATTTCCATCGGCGAAACCACCATCGAATAAGGAGGAATACGTATGGAACCAAGAGGACTGCGCAACAACAATCCCGGCAACATCCGAACGACGAAAGACCGCTGGCAAGGTCTGCGACCTCAGCAGACCGACCCGGCCTTCTTCCAGTTCACCGAGATGCGCTACGGGTACCGCGCCCTGATCATCACCCTGCAGAACTACCGGCACAAACACGGATGCCGGACCATCGCCGACTTCATCCGCCGCTGGGCCCCACCGGTGGAGAACAACACCGATGCCTACATCCGCCGTGTATGCCGGGAGATGGACGTGACGGACGACTATGTGCCGGACGTGGACGACAAGGCCACGATGTGCGCCTTTGCCGCTGCCATCAGCCGGGTGGAGAACGGCGTTCCCGCCGACATGAGCGAGGTGGAAGCCGGTTGGAACCTGATTTGATACAAATTAAATTATATTATGGCACTGCTGGACATTCTTATGTGGGTACTTCCCTCCGGCTTCCTGGTATCGCTGGGCACGTGGATCCTGTCACGCAAGACCTTCAGTGCGCGCAACCGGAAAGAGCAGGAAGTAATCTACAAGCAGCTGTACGAGAGCCAGGGCGACACGCTGCTCAAGATGGATGAACGTATCACTGAGTTACAAAACCAAAACATCATTATCAATGGCAATTTTGCAAAGATGCAGCGCACGCTGCTTACGGTGGCAACACAGGCTGTGCGTTGCCGTTATTGGGATGTGTGCCCTCTGCGTGGCGAGCTGTCGAAGTACAAGCCGTCTGCAGAAGAGTACAACAGCCGCCCGCGTGGACAGCTCGAGCGTGACCGTCACCGCGGTGACCGACTACGAGCCGGTCCCGATGACGCAGGCGAAGCTGAACCTGACCCCGACGGAACTGGAACGGCTGCCGCTGATGCCGATGGACTTCGGGAAGACGGTGGCCGACGGCCACCTGATCCTGAAGGCTGAGCCAGACGGACAGGGAGGCATACAGATTACGGCCACCCATCAGGGCGAGGAACGCAAAGTGGAAAAGACCACCACGACCGCCACGAACCGCATCCGCGACGAGTCGGCCACCACCGACGAACGGAAGGACACGCATGGCAGGAGTTATAAGCTCCCGGCCATCTTGCTCGTTGTGGTACTTTTGGCCGTCATTTATTGGCTGGTCAAACACCGGACAACCGGCAATTAACCATTTATCATTAACCATTAACCAACAACTATTATGGCAGACAATAGCAACGGACTTATGTACGGCGTGGCCGAAGTCAAATTCAAGGAAAGCCAGGGCGAGGAAAAGACGCTGGGCTGGCTCGACGAAAACGGCATGCAGCCTGCGGGCAATGCGCCGCAGTTTATGGACGTATATGCCGCGCAGGTGACGGACGGCCCGGTGGACTCCATCCAGACGAACCCGGGCAGCGATGCCTTCACCATGAATCTTATCCAGCTGAGTGCAAAGAATATGTCCGAAGTGTTCGGCGGGAAAGCCGAAGCGGACGGTGCCTATACACCACCGGCCAACTTCGTGAAGACAGGCGTGCTGACCATCAATATGCACAGCGGACACAGCTTCCGCGTGTTCAACGCCCGCCTGAGCCGCAACGGCTGGCAGAACGGCATGAACATGAACAGTGTGCTCGCAATGGGCATCCGTGTGGATATGTTGAAGCCCACCGACGGCAAGGAACGCCGCTGGCGCAGCTATCCGCCGGGCGTGGAGCCGGACACCAGTGACGAAACCGCAGACGGAGCAGCAGGATGACGACGAACACGGAACTTGAACTGCTGGCAGCTGTAGCCCTCGCAGACGGGGGCATCAGCCTGCCGCTGTCGCTGACCCTCCGGCGGAAGCCTGTCCGGGTGACGATGAAAATACCGTCGACCCGCAGCCTGATACGCATCAGCCGGATGTATCTGGCCATGGGCGTGACAGCGGAAGAATATGACGGCTATACACTGGAGCAGAAGGCACGCTTCCTGCTGCTGCACGGAACGGAGGTGAGCCGTACGGTGGCCTACGGCGTGCTGCGAGGTCCTGTCCTCGGTCGCCTGCTGAACCGACCGCTGGCCTGGCTGCTGCGCCACAACATGCACCCCGTGGCCATGACCGAGGCCTGGAGGCAGGTGCTGACCTGTATCAACACCGTCCCTTTCGGGACTATTATCGCATCAGCCGAGGCACTGAACAAGATGCAGCCGATGCAGAGCCAAAACGAAAAAAGGAGTTAACGAAGGGGCATACCGAACCTTCCCATAGCCTTTTCGGTGTGGTGGGCCAGATAGCGATGGAAACGGGCTGGATCCTGAACCGCATCCTGGACACGAACGTCGTGATGCTGAACCTGATGATGGCCGACGCGCCACACTATGTGCCGGAACGCAATCGGAGCATGGCCGACATGATCCGTGAAATGAAAGAACGCGAACGACAGCGAAACCACCCGCCCCAAGCGGAAGAACCGGACAAAGGGGTGGACCCCATGACCTACTTCAGCCGGATGGCTGTACAAGATTAACCATTTATCATTAACCATTATTGTTATGGCAGTACCTATACAGCTCGAAATTTTCATGAAGGACCTGACCCAGGCCGGACTGCTGTCTGTGGCCAAGAACGTAGAAGGGGCCGAACAGGAAACTCTCTCGCTCATCAAGGCTCTGCAGAAGGTACGTGCCGAATATGTCCGTATCCTGAATGCCAACAAGGAGGCCGGGAAGTCCTACCAGCAGGAGGCGGCCATGGTACAGGCGTTGACCGGGCAAATCAAGGGTCTGAAAGAAGGCCTGAAGGAGCTGCAGAAGGCCAAGCAGCAGACCAGCGAAACACCGATGGTAAATCCCAATACGACGGTGGACATGGATGCCGTATCCAGGAAAACCAACAACCTGCGTATGCAATTCAGCCAGGTGGCCCGCGAACTGCCTTCACTGGCCATGGGCCCGCAAATGTTCATCCTGGCCATCAGCAACAACCTGCCGATGCTGACCGATGCCATTGCAGACGTACGCAAGCAGAACGAGCTGTTGAAGGCTTCTGGGCAGAAAGCCGTGCCGGTTTGGAAACAACTGGCAAGCTCTCTGTTTTCGTGGCAGACGGCACTGGTAGCAGCCATATCGTTAGGCATCGTCTTCGGGAAAGATATAGCGGACTGGACGAAAAAACTCTTCAAAGGAAAAGAAGCCTCCCTCTCTTATGCGGACGTTCAGAAGAAAGTCGCTGACTCTTTAAAAGAAAACAGCGGAAATCTGGGAGAACAGATTGTCAAGGTCCGTTCCCTCTCCGAACGATGGAAAGAACTGGGTGATGACATGGACGCCAAAAAGAAGTTCATCAAGGAGAACCGGGAAGAACTGAACTCGCTGGGCACCTCGGTGAACAATGTGTCGGATGCGGAAAACCTGCTCGTTACAAACACCGAATCCTACATTACGGCCATGTCTCTGCGTGCGCAGGCTGCAGCCGCCCTGAAACTGGCGTCCGACGAAGCGACCAAATCGGTACAAAAACAGATGGAAATAGAGCAGGAAAAGCAGAACGGTCCTTCGTTCTGGGACAAAGTGCGTGCCACATTGGCGGCCTCGGCCCCCGGTACGGTCATGCCTACTTCTGCACAAACAAATGTGACAGCCGAAGAGGTACAACAGAGACGCATCGATGGGCTGGAAGAAGAGAAACAGGCTGCTGACGAAACGGAAGCAGCTTATCGCAAATTGTTCACTACGTTGACCCAACAGGCCAAAGAGGCTTTGAAAACTGCCGGTATTGATTTGTCCGGAAACGATGATGATGAGAATAAGCATCCCCGTAAAGATTACGCCACCGAACTGGCCGAAGCCCGCCTCCGCGCCGAACAGACGGTGGAAAGACTGCGCATACAGCTGATGCAGGAAGGCATCGAGAAACGCAAGACGATGGCCCGGCAGGAATACGACGAACAGAAGGCCGACATCGACCGGCAGGAACAGGAGACGCTGGCCAAAATGGATGCCGCCCGCAAACAGGGCGACACCGTGACGGACAGCCAATACGAACAGGTGCGGCAGAACGCCAACCAGCAGCGCATCCTGCAGCAGCAGGTACTGAACCGGAAACTGACGGACATCGACCGGGAATACCAGGAACAGGCCATCGAGGCACAGATAGCATACAACAAGCAGTATGGCACCTATGCCGAGCAACGCGCCGCCATCATTGCCGAAGGCCTGCGGAAGGCAGCCAAGGCCGAAACGGACGGGGCCCGCGACCTGATCATGCGGCAGACGGAGGACGCCCTGAAAGAACTGGACTTCGCCCACTTTAAGGACAGCATCAACTTTGCGGACGTGTTCGGCCAGCTGGACACGCAGACCACCGACGCGCTGACCATCCTGCGGGACAAGCTGAAGGAATACATCAACAACGCCGCGGACGAACTGGGTCCCGAAGACCTGAAGGAGCTGCAGGACGCGTTCAAGGAACTGGATCTGAAGATAGCGGAGCGTGACCCCTTCGGCGAACTGCGCAGCGGAATGGACGAATACAGGACAGCGCAGGAGGACGTAAAGAAGGCACAGGTGGACCTGAATACCGTGATGCAGGGCGGAGAAGTGATAACCGGACTCTATACGGACGAAAACGGGCGTCTGTGCAAGAACCTGCTTACACAGGAGCAGGCCGAGGCCAACCTGAACAGCGCCCAGCAAAAGCGGCAGCAGACGCTGGAGAAACTGACCCGGTCGGCCAACTCCATCGGAGCCCAGGGCATGCAGGTAGTGAACGCCGGACGCGACATTGTAGAGATGCTCGGAAACTTCGGCGTGGAAGTGCCGGAAGCCGTGACCGCCACACTCGACGGCCTCGGACAGGTGATGTCCGGACTGGAAAGCATCGACCTGACCAAACCCTTCTCCATGATAACCGGTTCCGTCAGCATCCTGGCGGGCATCGGCAATACCATCGCAGGACTGTTTGGCGGCGGACGTGACTTCTCGGACTACGAAGAACTGAAGTCGCGGTACGAAGCCCTGTCCGACATCTGGGACACGCTCATCTCCAAGAAGCAGGAGTACATCGACATCGACTACGGTGTGGAGGCACAGAAGGCGGCAGATGAAGCCCGGCAGCTGGTGGAGGTCAGCATCCAACGGCAGCGACAGCTGGCACAGGCTCTGGCAGGGAGCGGTGCGGGATGGTTCTCGCACTCGGAAGGCTACAAGGTGAACGACCGCCTGGGAACGGCCGACTGGAAACGTCTGTCGGAACTGGTGGGCCAACAGGTAGGCAGCCTGAACGATGTGCTCAATCTCGACGCGGACATCATCGGCAAAGTGCTCCAGGACGAAACATTTGTCTCCGTACTTACCTCTGTCAACTCCGAATTCATCACCTACATCGAGAACATCGAGAAATACGGCGAACAGCTGGAGGAAATAGCCCGGCAGGAGCAGGAAGCCATTACCGGCATCGGCTTCGACGCCTTCAAGGACGGGTACATCGATATGCTGGCCGATCTGGACAGCACGAACGAGGATTTCGCCAAGAACTTCGAGCAATACCTGCAGAACGCCATCCTGCGGTCGCTCATCGCCAACAAATATGCGGCGGACATCAAGGCCCTGTATGACGACTGGGCGGAAATGGGTGCCGACGGCCTGACCAAGGAGGAAGTGGAGGCACTGAGGCAGCAACAACAGGAACTGACCGACCGGCTGCTGAAGGAACGGGAACAGCTGAAGGACCTCTTCGGATGGACTTCGGACGAAGCAGCGACGGGAAGCAGCCAGTCGCCCCAAAGCGGCGCACTGACCACGATGAGCCAGGACAGCATCTCGACCCTTGAGGGCATAGGCCGCAGCGTGCAGACCCACCTGATCAGCATCGACAAGGTGGTGCAGGAAATCAGACAGGCGGGCAAGGAAGACAGCGAGGCACTGATGCAGATTGTGACCAACACGTCGCACCTGCTGCCCATCCGTGAACTGCTGGAAAAGTTTGACCGGGAAGGAATAAAAATGCAATGATATGGACATGACAGGATATATGACAATGGACGGGGTGGACATCTGGACCACCTACAGGGCTTTCCTCTGCGAGAACGAGGGGGAACACACCAACATGGACGCGCTGCTCCGCATGCCCAAGGCGAAGGACGTGACGACGGTGGACTTCCGCGAACGCAACGGCGTGGAACTGCCGCAGAACCCGGACCTGAAGCTGAACTCCATCGAGCGGACGCTTCAGTTCATGATTGTGGCCACCAGCGTGGCGCAACGGCTCACGCTGTACCAGGCATTCCTATCGGCCCTGATGACAGGAGTCAAAGCCTGCATGGTCAAGGATTACCGTACCTACAACCTGCTCTACCAGGACATGCCGTCGGACCCGCAATGGTACAATGGGTTGGACGGAAAGTTTGCCGTCCGTTTCTCCATCAAGTTTCTGGAGGCTTCGCCCACCGTTTAAACGTCATTAAAACACCCATCAAATGGAACTGAAGATATACAACAGCACAGGAGCGTTGAAGCTGACGGCCAGCCCCAACTCCACATCGACCGTCACCGGGGAAGTGATGGGCGAATATGCCGTATCGGCAGCCTTCACCCACACGGCTTTCGTGCAGCTCGACGTGAACGACTATGTGCTGGTGGAGGGCGTGAAGTACAAGCTGAAGGCGGCCTACAAGCCCGTGAAGAAGAACACGCAGACCTTCAGCTACCAGGTGAAGTTCTATGCCCCGATACACGATGCGGAAGACGCGCTCTTCCTCTATGAAGCGGACGGGGACACGACCACCGAATTCAGCTACGACGGAGGCCCGCGCGAGCATCTGCAGCTGTGGGTGGACAACATGAACCGCATCGCGGGGGGTGACCTGTGGAGCATCGGTACCGTGATCACCGGTGAGAACAGAACCATCGACTACCGGAACGTGTACTGCTGGGAAGCCGCTTTCGGCAGCAACGGCATCGCCGCTACCTACGACACGGAGCTGTGGGCGGACGGATATGTCGTGAACCTGTGCAAGGCTTCGCGCGGTGAAATCGTGGAATTGGGCTACCAGAAGGGACTGACGCAGCTCCAGCCGGAAGAAAACGGCGAGATGCGTTTCTTTACCCGACTCTTCCCGCTCGGCTCGACCCGAAACATTGACCCCACGAAATACGGTTTCTCACGCCTCCAGCTTCCGTCCCGAGAAAAGTATGTGGACAGGAATGTGGACCTGTATGGCGTCAAGGAGGCCTGGGAAGAGGCTGCTTTTGCGGACATCTACCCGAAATACGTCGGCAGCGTGACCTCGGTGCGCTCGGAACAGCTGACCAATGAAGAAGGCCGGGAGTACACGGTCTATTATTTCAAGGACAGCGGAATGACATTCAACCCCAACGACTACGAGATACCGGAGTACACGAAGATGCTGGCCTTCCAGACGGGTGACCTGGCCGGACGTGGAAACGACGAAGGATCCTTCGAGGCCAACTGGCATGCCGATACACAAGAATGGGAAATCATCAACGTCTATCCAGACGAAGAGACGCAGCTGCCGGGCGGAATGATTGTCCCGCAACCGGGCGACACCTACATACCGTGGAACTTCCGCATGCCCGACGAATACAACACTACAGCGGAGGAAGCCTATCGTCAGGCGGTGGACGACTTCCTGGCGTCCTACAGCTTCGACCCCACGAAATACACCGCCCCGACCGACCGCCACTACATCGAGCGCAATGCCGTTCCGCTTATGGTGGGCCAGAACGTCCGCCTGCTGTCCGACGAATACTTTACCGGCGGATATAAGGATACCCGTATCACCAAAGTGGTGCGTAAACTGAACGACCTCTGCCAGGCCACCCTCACCTGCACTGACAAAATCGGGACAGGGTGGAAAACTTCTGTGGACAACCAGCTCAGTTCGCTACAGTACAAGCTGTCGAAACAGGCGGAACAGGCGGTGATAGACATCATCAAGACCACAGACACAAAGACCCCGAGCGACTGGAATGTTTTTTCGGCTCTATTATCCCTTACAAAATTTCATCGAAAAGACCAAACAGACAACAACCCGTATCTCCAAAAATTCCTTAAAGGTATCGAACTGGGAAAATTTGTCTCAGGTCTGCTTGGCACCGGTGGAGCCATACAGATAGACGAAGATGGATGCTCACATGCTGAGTTTGACTACTTGACCATCCGTAAGCTGGCCATCTTCATCGAACTTATCATCCAGGAGGCCAAACACGTTGGCGGGATGCTCATTGTGTCACCTTCCGGCATGACGATTTCCAAAGTCGAAGAGACTGACACAGCCTACCGATGCTACTTTGATCGGACAGACGGAGACCGGACCTTGCAGAACCAGTTCACCGTAGGCACGCAAGCACGCCGGCAGACGTTCAACCTGACAAACCAGGCATACTACTGGCGTCTGGTGACAGCCGTCGGTGATGACTATGTAGACCTCAGCAAAACCGACTGCGACACAGGTTCGACAATCCCGCAGGTCGGCGATGAGCTGGTGGGGCTGGGCCATCGGACGGACAAAACACGTCAGGCCGCCATTATCATATCGGCTTTCGGTACGAATAGCCCTTCCATCATGTACTATCAGGGCATCGATTCCTACAACCTTGTGGACAAGGCTGTTAAGATGGATTACTACGACCCGGTAAGCGGGAGGTTCAAGTCCGTAACCTACGGCGATACCTACGTGGGAGCCAAGGATGGAAGTACCTACGTAAAGTACAATCAGGAAGAAGGCTTGGAAGTGAAAGGACGCGTCAGCATACAAGCGGGAAGCACAGGAGCATCCGGCCTGGACGACCTGCCAGAAGAAGTACAGAAAGCCGCCCAGGTGGGAAGCGTGAACCTGCTGCTCAACACAGGCTTCACAGGAAACTACGAAACCGAAGACCTGGAGCAAGACACACAGCTGGACGAAGACAAGGAAATGTACAGCAAAGCCTTGCTACACTGGCAAGGTACGGCCACCGTACAGGAAGACGAAGAAGCAACATCCGGCCGGTCCGCCGTGTTGGGAAGCCTGTCGCAGGTAGTACAGCTGATAGAAGGAGAACACTACGTGGCAAGCTACAAGGCAAAGGGAACAACCGTAAGTCTGTCGTGCGGAGGATACATCGTAGAGCAGCAGCTGACAGTAGGATACCAGCGCTACGTACACAAGTTCACTTATACCGGAGGTGGAACATTCAGCATCAGCGGAGCGGCCACAGTGTGCGACATCAAGCTGGAGCGAGGAACCATAGCCACCGACTACAGTCCAAACCCACAGGACAGCGACAAGGCAAACGCACGATTCAAAACCATCCAATACATAATCAACGCCATAGTAGAAGGACGAGTGGACATACTGGGCGGACTGGTGCTGGCCACCATGATAATGGTAGGAAATTACAAGGACGGCGTGCTACAGAAAGTGACGGCCGGAATATCTGGAATCTACAACGACGACGACGACGTATTCACTTGGGGAGGTGGAACCATGGAGCAGGCCATCTACACCGTGATAAAGTATAAGGAAAACCCACAATACGTGCCAACAGAAGAAGAGCTGCTGAACATGGCCAAGGTAGTAATCACCCACGGAGGACGTGCCATCCTGAACGACGTCATCGTCCGC